AGGCGCTGGAGTTGGCGGCCTGAACACCGCATCTTGACGTTTCCGCAAGCCATGGCACAATCGGCGCCATGGAAGGACGGGGGTATGTAGCTGGATAGCCTCCCCGACCGGGCGCGCGGATCATGTCGAAAGACCCCGTCGCGCTGGGATGGCGAAGCTATGCCAACGCCACATCAACGATCATCCTAGGCCCGCACTCCTTTCGCGGAAGACCCATCTCGGCAGGATCGCGTCAACAAAGGCAGGGATGCGACGAGCGCCAATTCGTGGGTCGGCGCTCTTAGTCAAGCCGGTGCGGGCCGCGGCGTGTCTGCGCCGTCGTTTAGCCGGTAATCCCCGCAAGCCGAGAACTAGCGCCAGGACGCCCATTCGGGTCTGGTGGGAGGCGTTATGTCCAACCTGACCCCTAAACAGGCCCGCTTCGTCGAAGAGTACCTAGTCGATCTGAATGCCACGCAGGCGGCCACTCGCGCCGGATACAGCCCGAAGACGGCCTATAGCGCCGGTCAGCGGTTGTTGAAGGATGTTGAGGTCGCTGCGGCCCTCGCAACAGCGATGGACGCGCGAGCCCAGCGCACCTCGATCACCGCCGACCGAGTGGTGGAAGAGCTGGCCAAGATCGGCTTCAGCGACATCCGCAAGGCGGTGAAGTGGGGGAGCCGCCTGGTCGAGCGTCCGGAGGAAGAGCTGCCGGAGGGCGAGAGCCTGGAGCCGCAGCCGCACGGCGGCAGCCTGAAGCGCCGCAAGGCCGGCGACGACGGATCGGACACCTTCTACGTCACCACCATTGAGCTGACGGACAGCGGCGAACTCGACGACGACACCGCCGCCGCTGTCGCGGAGGTCGCCCAGACCAAGGAAGGCGTGAGGATCAAGCTGCACGACAAGCGCGCGGCTCTGGTGGACATCGGCCGTCACCTCGGAATGTTCAAGGACAAGCTCGACCTCCAGCACGGCGGCGAGCTGGTCGTGAACATCAAGCGCTATACGCCCGAACCGGATGGAGATTGAACTTCCAAACGGCTGGGAGCCCCGGCCGTACCAGCTCCCGCTCTGGCAGTATCTTGAGCATGGCGGCAAGCGCGCGGACGTCGCGGCGCACCGTCGCTGGGGCAAGGACGACGTAGCGCTGCACTGGACGGCCTGCGCTGCGATCCAGCGGCCAGGGACCTATTGGCACCTGTTGCCCGAGGCGGCCCAGGCGCGCAAGGCGATTTGGGACGCGGTCAACCCGCACACGGGCAGGAAGCGGATAGACGAGGCGTTCCCGCCGGAGATCCGCGCCCGTAAGCGCGAGCAGGAGATGATTATCGAGCTGGTCAACGGCTCGACCTGGCAGGTGCTGGGGTCTGACAACTACAACAGCCTCGTAGGCTCACCTCCGGTCGGCGTGGTGCTGTCGGAGTGGGCCTTGGCCAAGCCCGACGCCTGGACCTACCTGCGCCCGATCCTGGCCGAGAACGGCGGCTGGGCGATTTTCATCTGGACGCCACGGGGGCGGAACCACGCCACCAAGTCGTTCGACGCTCGCGCGCTGGACCCGACTTGGTTCACGATGAAGTCGTTGGCCACGCAGACCGGGGTTTTCACGGCCGAACAGCTTGAGCGCGAGAAGGCTGAGCTGATCGCCGAGAACGGCCCGGAGGACGGCGAGGCCAAGTTCGCACAGGAGTACCTGGTCGATTTCGACGCGGCCACGCCTGGCGCTTACTACGGGTCGTTGATCCGCGCGGCTGAGGAAGAGGGGCGCATCTCGCGTGTGCCCTACGATCCGGCTCTCACCGTCGATACGGCCTGGGACCTTGGCATAGACGACTACACCGCTGTTTGGTTTTTCCAACAGGTCGGGCGCGAGGTCCGCGCGATCGACTATTTCGAGACCTCGGGCGAGGGGCTGCAATCGGTCGTCAAGGAGGCCATCGCCAGCAAGCCCTACGTCTACGGCGCCCACTACCTGCCGCATGACGTGATGGTGCGCGAGCTGGGCGCGGCGGGGCGCTCGCGGTTCGAGACCCTGACCGGCCTGGGCGTCACGCCGATCAGCATCGGCGTTGCGGCCGATCCCGAGGACCGCATCAGCGCCTCGCGCAGCCTGATCCCGGTGACGTGGTTTGACGCCGAAAGGTGCGCGACCGGGCTGGAGCGGCTGAGGGCCTACCGCAAGCGCTGGAACCGCAGCCTGAACGCCTACACCGGCCCGCTGCACGACAGCGCCAGCCATGGCGCCGACGCCTTCGGGGAATTTGCCGTCAACCGGCGCAAGCAGATCGCCACGGCGAGCGAAGATCACCGCGGCAAGCCGAGCCGGAGAGGATGGGCGGGATGAGACATCGCAGCGATGAGGACTTGGGCGATTTCCCGGTGATCCTGGGTTTCGGCTCCTGCCACACCCTGACCGATTACGGCCCTGCGACGCCGAAGCGCAAAGGCAAGGCCTCCAAGACCCGCCGCATCGGTTTCCACATTCCGAAGAAGGCCGCGCGATGAACGACAAGGACGTCATCAAGGAGGCCCAGGAGGCGTTTCAGGAGGTCGAGGAGGCGGAGTCCGAGAACCGCCGGCTTGGCCGCGAGGACGTGCGTTTCGGCCGGCTTGATGACCAGTGGACAGACCAGGAGCGCCGCGACCGCGATCTGGACGGCCGCCCCTGCCTGACCATCAACAAGCTCCCAGCGAGCATGCGTCAGGTCTACAACGACGCGCGCCAGAACCGACCCGCCATCGTCGTTCATCCGGTCGACAGCGGCGCTGATCCCGAGACCGCCGAGGTGCTGAACGGCATCATCCGCAATATCGAGCAGTCGTCGGACGCCGAGAGCGCCTATGACACCGCCCTGGAACACGCCGTCGACCGTGGTCGCGGCGTTTTTCAGATCGACCTGGAGTACGCCCGCGACGACACGTTCGAGCAGGACGTCGTCATCAAGCGGATCGCTAATCCCTGGTCGGTCTACGGCGACCCGGCCTCGACCGCCGTCGATAGCTCCGATTGGGACACCGCGTTCGTGCTGGACCGGCTGTCGGAGACGGCCTTCAAGCGCCGGTTCAAGGACGCTGAGCCGTCCAGCTTCACCGACTCGGCCGACATGCGCTCCGATCAGACCGACGAGGGCGTGATCATCGCGGCCTGGTGGACGCGCGAGACCGTCGAACGCTCCATCGTGCTGCTCAGCGACGGCCAGATTGTGCCGCTGGATGAGTTCAAGGCCAATCTGGCGATCTACCAGCAGACTGGCGTCACGGTCGTCGGAGAGCCCCGCAAGGTCCCGTCCTACAAGGTCACGCAGCGGCTCCTGTCGGGCGCTGGCGTGCTGGAAACCGTCGATTGGGCCGGCCGCTATATCCCGATCATCCCCGTCTATGGCGAGGAGGTGAACGAGGACGGCAAGCGCCATTGGCGCTCCCTGATCCGCGGGGCCAAGGACGCCCAGCGCCGCTACAACGTCCACATGTCGGAGGCGACGGCGCAGACGCTCACCTCGACCAAGGCGCCGTGGGTCGGCGCCAAGGGCTCGTTCGTGACCGACGCGAAGCGCTGGGCGACCTCGAACGAGTATCACGCCTATCTGGAGTACGACCCCGTCAACGTGCCTGGCGGTGGCCTGGCCCCGCCACCGCAGCGGTCGTTCCCCGGCGCGGCCGGCGCGGCTGAGGCCCAGGCCGCCATGATCGCCAGCGAGGACATGAAGGCGATCATGGGTATCCATGACGCCAGCCTGGGCGCGCCGAGCAACGAGACCAGCGGGCGGGCGATCATGGCCAGGCAGAGGGAAGGGGATATCTCGACCTACCACTTTCCCGACAACCTCAACCGCGCGATCCGCCACGCTGGGCGCGTCCTGGTGGATCTGATCCCGCGGGTCTACGCGATCCCGCGTATCCAGCGCATCCTGGGGCCGGACGGCAAGGCGTCCATGGTCCCGATCAATCAGCGGTTCGAGCAGGAGGTTCGGGGGCCGAACGGCCAGGTCGAGAAGATCAGCCGCATCTACGATCTTGGAACCGGCCGCTACGACGTCACGGTCAAGGCGGGCCCGTCGTTCACCTCGCGCCGCGAGGAAGCGGCCACGCAGATGATCGAGCTGATCCGCGCCTATCCCGACGCGGCTCCGATCATCGGCGACCTGCTGGCCTCGAACCTCGACTGGCCCGGCGCGGACGAGATCGCCGACCGGCTGCGCAAGATGCTCCCGGCCCAGCTCCAGGGCGAGAGCCCCGAGGCGCAGCAGGCCCAGGCCGAAATGCAGAAGCTGGCCGAGCTGGTGAAGCAGCTTCAGGCCCAGCTCGAGCAGGCCAAGAGCGACCAGGCCATCAAGGCGCAGGAGGCCGAGATCAAGGCATTCGAGGCTCAGACCGACCGCCTGAAGGTCGAAGGCGAGCTGGCGCTTCAGGCCAGGGATCAGGAGATCGCCCGGCTTCGGGCGCTGGTCGAGCAGCTTTCCGGCGGGACCATCCAGGCCGCCGCCTAACCGGGCGTCACGCCCCACTTACGAGAGACCCTACATGACCCAATCTGCGACCACTCCGGGCGCGGACGACGCCCTGCGCGTTGTTCCGGCCGAAGTCGCCGGCGCCACGCGCGCCATGTTCCTGGCGTCGACCTCGGCCATGCCGATGCTGCGTGGCCCCATGGTGGCCTATGCGCCCGAAGATGACGGCGGCGCTGATGCTGGCGGCGAGGCTGGCGAGGGTGACGCCGTCGAGGCGTCGGACGATCAGGCTGACGCCGACGACGACGTTGATCAGGTCGAGCTGGACGAGGACGGCAACCCCGTCGAGACCGAGCCGGCCGAGGATTTTGACGAGGTCGAGTACGGCGACGGCAAGAAGTACAAGGTTCCGCGCGAGCTGAACCGCGGGTTCCTGCGCGAGGCGGACTACACGCAGAAGACCCAGGCTCTCGCCAAGGAGCGCGAGGCGTTCGCCGTCGAGCGCACGCGGTTCACCGAAGCCAGCCAGGCGCTGCGCTCTGAAATTGGCAAGGTCCACGCGCTTGAGGAGCGCATCGGCCAGTTCCAGGCGGTCCCGTGGGATCAGCTTCGCGCCGCCAGCCCGGATGAATGGCGCGAACTCAGGGATGAGTACGTCGCTACGCGCGACCAGCTTACCGAGGCCAAGGCCTCGCTAACCAAGAAAGAGGGCGAAATCGCCGAAGCGGAGCGTCAGGCCGACGCCACCCGTATCGCGGAGACCGAAGCCGCCCTCGCCGACCCCAAGACCGGCATTCCCGGCTGGGGGCCTCAGGTGTTTCAGGACCTCGTGAGTTTCGCAGGCACGCACGGCTACTCGCCCGCAGACCTGCGCATTGCGAGCACTTCCGACTGGAAACTCCTCCACCTCGCTTCCATCGGCGCGAAGGCTCAGCAGCAGCAACAGCGCGTCGCCCAGCACAAGAAGACTCAGGAAACCAGGCCAGCCGCCCCGACCAAGGGGACCGGAGCCGTCCGCGACCTGAACTCGGTCAAGAGCACCGACGAATGGATGCGCCGGCGCAACGCCCAAGTGGCGAAGCGGGCCTGACATCACCCCATCCGCGCCTAGTGCGCAGAAAGAAGACACATCATGGCCACCGCCAACACCCTGCTGACCCCGCAGATGATCACGCGCGAAGCGCTGCGCATCCTGCACCAGAAGCTGAACTTCGTGGGCTCCATCACCCGCGAATACGATGACAGCTTCGCCAAGTCCGGCGCTAAGATCGGCGACACCCTGAAAATCCGCCTGCCGAACCAGTATGTGGTCCGGACCGGACGCCAGCTCGCCGCTCAGGACACTAAAGAACAGAACGTCGAGTTGAAGGTCCAAACCCAGAAGGGCGTCGACCTGAACTTCAACTCGGTAGATCTGACCCTGTCGCTGGACGACTTCTCCAGCCGCATCCTTGAGCCGGCCATGGCCGTTCTCGCCGCCAATATCGAGGCGGACGCCATGAACATGTACAAGGACGTGGCGCAATCGGTCTGGCTGACCGGCGCTCCGGCCTTCAAGGACATCCTCGGCGGCCGTCAGATGCTTGTGGACGCCCTGGCCCCGCTCACCGCGCGCACGGCGAACCTGAACTCGCAGAACAACACCGACCTGGTGGACGCGCTGAAGGGCCTGTTCAACGACCAGGGCGCCATCAGCAAGCAGTACCGCGAGGGCTACATGGGCCGAACCGCCGGGTTCGACTTCATGGAAAACACCCTCTGGCCGGGACATGCGCGCGGAGCGGCCAACACGTCGTATACGACCAACACCCAGGTCGGCACGATCCCGGCGAACTCGGAAACCCCGATCTCGACCATCACCCTGGCGTCGGGCACGGGCACGTTCAAGAAGGGCGATGTCGTCACCATCGCCAACGTCTTCCGTGTTCACCCGGAAAGCCGGCTGTCGACCGGAAAGCTGATGCAGTTCGTGGTGACGTCGGATGCGGCGGGCGGCGCTGGGACCATCGACATCTCGCCGGCCATCATCACCGGCGGGGCGCGGCAGAACGTGGTCATTCCGACCACTTCGGCGACGGCGGCGGTTGCAATCGCCGGCACGGCTTCGAAGCTCTCAGGAACCTCGCTGCTCTATCAGAAGGGCGCTTTCGCCTTCGCGACGGCGGACCTTCAGATGCCGAAGGGCGTCGACTTCTCGGCGCGCGAGAACTTCGACGGTATCTCGATGCGGGTCGTGCGCCAGTACGACATCAAGGAAGACGAGTTCCCGTGCCGTCTTGATGTCCTCTACGGCTACAAGACCTTGCGTCCGCAGCTCGCCGCCCGGCTGCACTCGAACGAGGTCTAAGCCCTCGGGCCGACCTTCAGGGCCGATCCTTCGGGGTCGGCCCGCTTCTCTCTCCCGAAATCTGCGAGACCAGCCATGACCGAGCGTTCGGCCAACGACACCACGACTCCGGCGCGGCTCGTGCTCGACGCCTACATCATCGATCCCGTGACGAAGCTTCCGATGGCGCCGGGTGTGGCCAGCGGCGGCGCCACGGCCGCCAAGCAGGACGAGCAGACGACCCTGCTGGAAGACATCGAGACCGCCCTGACCACGCCGGTCACGGAGTTGCCGCCCGAACCCCTCCAGGCGACGACGGGCCTGACGGTGACGACTATCGCCAAAAGCACGACCGGCGACACGACCTTGGTCGCTGCGGTGAGCGGTCAGACCACGCGCGTCCATCGCATGAAATTCACCTGTGACGCAGCGTGCCTCGTCCTGATCAAACGCGGCTCCACCGAGCTTGATCGGTTCAGGTTCCCGGCCAGCGGCGGGGCGGCCGTCTTGGAGTTCTCGTCGCGGCCCTGGTACGTCACCGGCGCGAATGAGGCGCTGGTGATCAACTCCAGCACCACGGCCAATGTAGACGGCTCCATCGAAACCGTGACGAGCGCCTGACATGTCGCAGCTCGTCTATTTCGGTGGCGGCAGCGGCGGCGCCAACCAGAACCTCGACAACACCTATCAGGTCGTTGGTGAGGGCTCTGACGGCGCTGGGACGGTCGTCCAGGCCCATAGCTCAGTCAACACTAAGGGGTCGGCGGCCCAACTCGTTGCTTCGACCGCCGCCGAGTTCGCCGGCTTCTGGCTATGGTACGGCGCGGCTAGTACATCCGCCGCCTCGTTCCTGGTGGACCTCAAGGTTGACGGCGTCACCATCATCCCCAACCTGCCGCTGATCCCTGCCGGCAATGCGGGCTATGGGCGGGTGTTCATCCCTCTGCGCATTGCGGCCGGGAGCAAGGTGGAGGCGGTCTGCCAGTCCAACACCAGCAGCGCGTCACTCAGGCTCTATATCACCGGGCCTCTGGACAATGATCAGTCGCCGCCGCTCTACGGCAGCATGGTCGCGCTGGCGTCGGTGGATACCGGGGCCTCTAGGGCGTCGTCCATCGACGTGACGGTGAGCGCCAAGGGTAGCCCGACCTATGCCCAAATCATTGCCAGCACGGCCGACACTTATGGCGCATTCCTAATCGTCGCCACACCCAACGCCAGCAGTCCGACTGCTCAAAGTGTGCTTGTCTCGGTCGCCGCAGGTGGGAGTGGTTCTGAAGTCCCCTTCGGTGTGGTCCCTCTGCGACTCAACAATACGGATCCCAAGATGGTCCACTCCATCTCCGCCCTGATCGAACACGCTGTTCCGGCGGGTAATCGCATCTCGCTCAGTGTGGCCGGCGCGACCACGGGCGACACGTTCCGGGGCAATGTCTACGGGTTCAAGGCATGAACCGGGCGCAGCTATTCCGGCTCGTCCGAGGGGGACAGGGGACGCCTCCTGAGCCGCCGGCCGAGGTCCAGTATGCACTCCCAGGAGCAGGCTTCGGGGGCGTTCCGACCGACACGCCCGAGGCGGCGGGCGCGCCCGGCGAAGTGGGCTACACGACTGAGGCGGTGATGCGATGGGACACCGTTCCTAACCAGGATGTGACCGGCGAGATTTTCGTCGGATTGTGCGCCGATCACATGCCGACCAACGCCGAGAAGGCGCTCGGCCTAGCGCATAATGTGCTCGGGGTTCGCTACATCGTTGCTGGTGGCGAGGAGGTGTACGAGCCCCGCGAGCGGGTGAATCCCTATACCCAGGCAAAGAGCTTCTACATCGGCCTGCGAGCGAACGACTTCGTAGACGGCAGGGTTGAGCTGCGCGCTATCCCGATCCTGAGCAATGGCCAGCACTACGTGATGCAGGGCGACGACGTCACTGCGCCCTTTCACAGCCTGTTCCTCAACATGAACGCCGGTGGCGGTCTCTTCACCGCGACCCGCTACGTCGACAAAGCCAACGGCTCCGACACACTCAACGACGGGCTCACTTACGCGACGCCCTTCAAGACAATGTCGAAGGCTAGGGCGTCTATCTTTACAGCAAGTGGGAACGTCGGGGTGGGCGGTGGCCGTGTGATCCTCCGCGCTGGGACTGGCTACGGGCTCGGCGACGCTACGGAGAACTTCGAGCGATCCGCCACCGATCGCTGGTTCTACATCGAGGCGGCAGAGGGGGAAGAGGTTGTCTTCGACAATCTCTTCTCGACCGCCAGCGACTACGCGGGGATCAATGTCAACCGCGTGGCGATCCGCGGGTGTAAGTTCACTGGCGATCAGCGCTTGCAGGGCAAGACGGCGCAATGGCTCTGGATCGATCAATTCGAGTTTGTGGGTGAAGGGCAGCAGATCGCCGGAACTCGCGGGGGAAAACTGATCGGCGATGGCGCATTTGCGTCCTATTGGGCAACGAACGGAACCTACACCGACGCCCGTAACGGACTGCGGTCATCACAGTTGTTGCTCAATGTGAACTTCGAGCGCATCGGCGAGGACGCCATTACCGGGTTCAATGCGGCCATCAACGTGCGCTCTGCCGAACAGGACCGGGGTGCGGCAAACTCGGGTGGGGCCGGCGCGTGGCATCCTGACTTCGCTGCGTTCAACACGCCAAAGGCAGGGGTGTCCGACAACACGCAGCGCAACCGCTATATGCAGAACTGTAGCGGGGTGGACATTGCAGCCGAGATCATCTTCGCCGATCCGCGTCCAACCGAGGGCGATCCGGCATCGGCTGCGGATATCGACGGATTTGCCTGCGTCGACTGCACCTTCGAGCGCCGCAGCGGCACAGTCTGGACCGCTTGGGTACTGGCGAGGCCGCAGCGCAACGTCCATGTTCGCGGGCTGACGCTAACTGGAGGCGGACAGATGGCCTTTGGCCACGACACTGCCTCCTATGATGAGGTGGTCTTTGATGACTGCTATTGTGACGGCACGGTCAACGGTCTGGATATCAAGCCTGGTATAGTCGTGCGCGGCGGCAACTTGTCCTGAAGATCAGACCGACCATGCCGAAGCCGACGATCATCATCGCCCAGATCGCCGGTTCGGGAACCGCCGAAAGACGGTCGATGGTCAGGGTGTAATCGAAAGCGTTCTGGGGGCCGCCGTCGTTTGCGCCGATGGATCTGGCAGATCAAACCATCGGTAGAGGTCGTTTGTTGTCCCGTTTTCGCTGTAGATGACCGCCGCCTGCGCCGCCCCCGCGCACGACAAAACGACTGCGGCTATGGCCGCTCCGAGCATCTTGAACATCTAGCACTCTCCCCAGAGTAGCGCGTTAACCAACGCCCTGCGGGTGGGAGAGTCAATCGGCGTTCTCCCAGGAGGCGAGTAAGCCCCATGACCCTGTCCACCTATTCGGACCTCAAGAGCGCCGTGGCCGACTGGCTGGAACGCTCGGACCTGGCCGTGCGCATTCCCGACTTCATCGCCCTGGCTGAAAGCCGGCTGAACCGGCTGTTCCGGGGGCGCATGACAGAAGTGAATACCGCGCTGACGGCGGTTCCAGGGTCTCGGGCCGTCACCCTACCGGCGGCCTTCACGGAAGCCGTCTCCGTGCATCTGGCGGGCTGCGTGGAGGCCCTGCGCTTCATCGACCCGGCCTTGATGGAGGTCCACAACCAGGCCGCCAGGCCCGTATTCTGGACCATCGACGGCGGCTCGCTCGTTTTCGAGCGGCCGGCGGACCAGGCCTATGCAGTCACGCTGCGCCACCTGCGCAAGTTCGCGCTTTCGGACGCCGAGCCGAGCAATCCGATCCTGGCCGACTACCCCGACCTCTACCTGTTCGGCGCGCTGCTGGAGGCCGCGCCCTTCCTCCGCGACGCCGACCTGCTGGCGCTGTTCCAGGCGCGCTTCGAAACCGCCCTGCAGGAAGCCAACGCCAAGGAGAACCTGAACCGAGCGGGTTCGAAGCTGCGGAGCGACCGAGCGCTGGTCGGCCGCGACCACTACGACATTTGGAGGGGTTGATGGCTGGACTCGTTGCGCCGGTCGACGCGCGGCAGGACCCGCGGCCGTTCTTTCAGGCCGTCGTGGAGGCGATCACGCAGCTTCGGCAGCCTGGCCAGCCGGTGTTCGTCTACGCCGTCGCCGCCGCGGACCTCCCGCCGGCCGCGAACTGGCCCAACGGGGTCCTGCGGGTCTCCGATCTCGACATTCTCGCCGTCTCGAACGGCTCGGCCTGGATCAGGCAGGACACTGGAGCGCCGATCTAATGCCCTCGACCTTCTCTCCGCGCTTTCGCCTGAACTTCCAGGCCCCAGGCGACAATCTCAACACCTGGGGCCTGATCCTCAACGGGGGCGTCTTCCAGCTCCTCGAAGACGCCCTTGCCAGGCGCGCGGCCTTCGCGCTCTCGGGCGCCAAGACGTTGACGACAGCCAATGGTCTGGGTGACGAGGCCCGCTGCGCCTTCCTCGACGTGACGGGCGGGACCGGAGGCGTCATCACCGCGCCTGCGGTCGAGAAAGGGTACATCGTCCGCAACGCCGCCTCGGGCGACGTCACCGTGACGACCGGCGGCGGCCAAGTCGCCGTGATCAAGCCGGGGGAGGTGGTTTCCATCGTCGGGGACGGGGCCAATTTCCGCCGCGTCCAACCGACCGACATGGTGGGCGCGCGCCTGACCGGGCTTGGAGCCCCGCTCGAGGCCACGGACGCGGTGACCAAGGGCTATGCCGACGCCCTGGCCTTCAACGAAGTGGACCTGCCTGGTCAGGGGCCGGGGACCGTGGGCCAGTACATCAGGTCGGACGGCGTCTCGGCGTCCTGGGAGCCGGTCACGACCGCCGACGTCACCGACTATGCGGCCGACCAGGCGAGCCGAGAGGCCGCCCTCCGCGACGATCTGGAGGGCTATGCCCTCGTCATGGCTCTGATTTTCTAGGAACCCCGAAATGGCGATCACGCAAAACAAGGCGGTGCTCCCGCAGGAGCCTTTCTCGCGCACCGCAGTCGCGACCACGGCGGAAACGGCGTTTCACGCCCCGACCAACGTGGTTGATCTGCTCGATGCGGCCGACAACCTCAACGGGGCGAGGATCACGCGGCTCTACGCCATCCCTCGCGCCCAGGTCGCCGCCGCCTGCAATGTGCAGCTCTATAAGCGGGCGGGGTCGACCTATACGCTGATCGACAGCGTTCTGATGGCGACGGTCAACCCCAGCGGCTCGGTTGCGAACGGACGCACGGACTTCGGCGTTTCGCTGGCTTCTCCGATGGAGCTTGAGGCCGGCGTGGGCCTGGCGGTCGCTATCGGCCAGACCATCGCCAACGGCGTCGTCGTCCGTTGCGAGGGCGGGCTCTACTGATGGCCCGCGCCACTCCGCTGGGCGGTGCGGCCCTCGGGCGATATCCGCTGGGCGTGCCTATCGGAGATATCCCCCTCGCCGGCATCATCAACACTCTGTCGGGCAGCTATGTAACGCCGGCTGACTACATCGCCGACGTCTTCGCCTGGGGGCAGGGGGGAACGGGCCCGTCGCTTGCCTCGTCGCCGATCTATTCCGGGGGTGGTGCGGCGGCGGGATACAGCCGCCTCCTTCTCCCGCGCGGTAGCAGCTTGTCTTGGCTTGCCTCGGGGCCGCTTCTCGGCGCCGGGCCAGGGAACAACGGACAACAGGGCTCGGCGACCACCATCACGATCAATGGCGTCGTCAGGAGCGCATCAGGCGGCAACGCCGGCACAAACACGCCCGCGGCTCGTAGCACGACCGCTCCGGGCTTTCAGATAGCCCGGTATGGTGGTGGCAGCTCTGAACGCGGTGAGCGTGGCGGCGAAGCCTTTGGGGAATGGGGCGGTGGCGCCGGTGGCTTTCGAGACATCTTCCCAGGCTTGACGGGCGGGTCCGGCGTTAGTGGCAGCATCGGCTCGGGCGCGCAGGTTGTGCCCGACTACGGCGGTGGTGGGGGGTATATGCTTGGGGGCTCGCAGTATTCGACTTGGGCCGGCGCGGGGCGGGTGCTGATCCTGCTCTATCGGATCTGATCCATGCGCGTTCCGCTCCGCATCCCGCCCGGCCTCAACGCCGATGACACCACCTACGCCGCCGCCGGCCGGTGGGCGGACTGCAACTGCGTCCGCTTCGACCGCGACCTGCCGCAGACCATCGGGGGGTGGGAAAGCCTGACCACTGACCTGCTGACGGGAGTTTGCCGCACGGTCTTCGCCTGGACCGACAACGCGTCCGTCCTGAACATCGCGTTCGGCACGCATCTGGCGCTTCA